ATATCTTGTCCTTCTTGGTGTTTGATAACCAAGTTATTGACTAAGCTAAAGAGTTCTTTCATACCGCCTTCAGCAAAGTGACGACAAATTAATTCAACTCTGCCTTGCGCTCCAGACATGGTAGCCGATACTGCAGCTTTAGTCGTACTTTGTAAGGCTTCAGCATTGAGTCCAGCACTTGCTTTAGAAACTCCAGTACGATTTTCTTTGGCTTCGTCTAAATAACCTAAAACTGGAAAGGCTTCTTTACCCACAAAAGGTACGGCAAATGGTTGTACCATACCAGGCGCACGCATACGAATTGGTTGGCCAATATCGGTATTTAAAACATCGTCAATATTAACTTGTCCTTCAACCACACCCATTCTTGGAAAGATTGCATGACCTAAAGAATCCAACGTATCACGCATGATTTGTGATTTCGCTCTTTGAATTGGAATCACATAGTCTGCTGGACATGAGCCAATCGCAGTATGTGGTTCTGGATCTGGCGAAAACATGACAATCGGTAAATCATCCCATTGTTCAACATTGATAACATTTATGCCTTCACCTGCGGTACAGACTCTAATTCTTTCATCTATACCATCACCATCTAAATCAAAAAATAAATAATGTTCTACATATAAAACATTCTTATTGCCATAGCCACCACGATCAGTATAAACATTATCATCGTAAGGATTACGTGCTTCGGTTTCATCAAAAGTTTCCGCATCCAAGTTTGAACCTGAACCTGCGTATTGTTGTATTTCTTCTCGGTCGTACCCCATAGCCACTAAATCACTAACAGTTTTTACCATGCGGTGTGCAACGTAAGGTGCTTCATAAATATTTCTGGCGTTACGAGAAATCAAAACTTCTTCAGGGGGGATAGACTCAATACAGACTTGATTTTTTTTAACTACTCTTCTGATTGTGACATCGTAACTAGCAGGAGTTTCTTGGGTAACTTCTTCGCCAGTCATAGGATCAAGCATAGTCATCGTTTGCATTTCAACTTTTTCTTCAACAATTTCGACATCGGCATCCATAACCAAAGCCATATAAGCTTCTGGGGTTAGGTTGGTGTATTCGTGCGTAGCAGCAGAAATGGTGTCATCCCAAAAGGCTTTGACAAACCCAGACTTTCTGACAAGTGCATCTTTAAACGCATCGTAAAGAACTTTAAAACCAGGATTCTTTTGTTGAATAATATAATTTATATAACTGGTTTGTTGTTCAGCTAAAGGTATGTCCTCAACATTACGTGGCACAAACTCAACGACTTTCTTCGTGCCAAAAAACGTACGCATGATTGACGGCAACATAAATAAAATAGAATCTCGAACATCGGTAGAAATAAACTCTGACTGGAGGGAGCTATTGCCTTCAGGTTCGTTGCCTAAATAATATTCAGTAGCCTCTGCTCTGGCTTCACCGATTTGGTCGATGTAGTCTTTAGCATCATCCATTTCGGATTTAATAATGCTTTGTAATTCTTGTGTGTCGATTACTTCGTCTTGATTTTCTTCTTTAGCTTTGTCTGTTTCCATTGATTAACCTATGCGTATAATTTTAGATTTTAAAGGTTGCCTAAAATTATACCCCATAAACGACATACTGCCACTAAAGGAAGCAGCCGAACTTGCCATTGTTAGTGAGAGGGCATCTGCTTTGTCAGGGGATTTAATACCACGCTTTCGCATTTCTTCTTTACTTTCGAGTTTTATTTTTCCAGATGAGGTATATTTGTAGATAGGCGCAGCTAATTCAGAAACAAGCTCATCATCATTAGGAAGTCTGCAATCACGCTGCGCCAACCAATCTTTTATGCCAAACCACAACTCAGCACGCAGATTCAAATAATTTTTTTTCGTAGCTGGAGCTTCAGCAACATTGATCCCACGCACAGGTAAGTTCTGTTCGGCTAGTCTATCGACTACCCCAGAACCTAAACCGATAACATCAATTAAAATTTCTTGTGGGCGTTCTAAAGCGGTGCAATCATCAAATTTATTTTTTACCGCACCACATAATTGCATCAAGTCCATAGACTGAAAAGATTTCATTTCTAAGACTGTATTGCCTTGACGTACGCAGAGGGCAGAATTATCACCACCATAACGAGCAACGTCTAATCCCCAGATAATCGGTGCGCTTGCGGATAAAGCTACGTCACGATCTATGGCTGCTTTGATTAACTCCATAGGAATTACTGTGTCATCGTCAGCACGAGGGAATTCGCCCAATACTTCCACTCGTGCGACTGTTGAATCTTCGCCATATTGTTCGAGCATTTGTTGAAAGAGTTCTTTATCTGTGCCTTCGACCGAGCGTGAGTCAATTTGTTCTTGTTTCCAGTACGAGCGTTTGCCATGAAAAGAGTCATAAAATGGGCCAGTATTCCTTCTAGGGTTAGAAAACGTAAACCAATACCTATCGGCTGTCGGCTCGGAGAAAAACCCCTCAGAAACGCTGTAAATCGGTGCTGGTATACCTGACGCTTCATCCATAATTAGACAAACTCCGTAACTTGAGTGGATTCCAGCGAACGCATCTGGATTTTCTTCAGACCATAACTGCGCTTGTGCGTAGTAATAGCCAGTATCAATCTTCAAATCACGAATTAAGGCTTCTTCAAACCATTGTGCTGGTCTGATAGTCGTAGCAGTTTTGTTAAACCAGTGCGAGTTTATGGCTAAAGTTAGCCATTTTCCTAATTCCGCCCATGTTCTTGAGCGTAATTGCTGTTCGGTGTTTGCTGTTACGATTATGGTTGAACCTAAACGTGTCGAAAGCATCCAGAGTATTAACCAAGACACCAAAGCGGATTTTCCAATACCACGACCACTAGCTACAGCTAGGCGGAACATTTCTGGTAAATCTACGCTTTGATTTCTTTGTATGTGTATTCCAATATCTCGCAAAATTTTTTCTTGCCACTTACGAGGGCCAGTAAAGTTTTCGAGGGGTGTGCCTTCTTTTCCCCACTCAAAGACGAATTTTACAAAGTTTAATGGATCATCTTTGATATTCATTGACCATAGTTCGGTCATTAGTTCTTTTTCTGCTTCTACACCATATTTCATAAAATTAAAAAAAAATTAGTTCATTA